TGAGGGTTCAGTCCGGTTCAGAGATACCACTAGACGCATAGCGCGAGGCTGTGCGTTCGACCGACGCAGCGCGAGGCTGTCGAGGGAGTTGAGCACCATGAAGGGTGGCGCACGTACGCAGTCGGGTCCGCCTCCGGACCCGAATAGTCGTCGTCAGCAGACGACGGCGCAGGCGTCGGGTTGGCTGGACTTGCCCGCTAAGGGTTGGACTGGCGATGTGCCCGTGTGGCCGTTCGCGGATGAGCTCGACGGCGAGGCTGAGACGTGGGTTGCTCTGTGGCGCTCGCCTCAGGCTGCGGCGTGGTCTGCTCTGGCGGTGTCGGTGCGGGACGTGGCGACCTATGTGCGGTTCTCGATCATGGGAGAGACGTCCAAGGATGCGGCCAATGAGGCGCGTCAGTGGTCTGATCGTCTCGGGTTGAATCCTGCGGCGATGCTGCGGAATCGGTGGCGGGTCAAGGCTGACGAGGTGGCTGAGAAGCGGACCGAGAAGGCTGCCGCGTCCAAGCCGGTGCGGCGCTTGAAGGTCGCTGGCAGTGCCGTGGAAGCCTGACGAGCCGGATGAGGTTCCGACGCTCGGCTACCAGGTGGGCGAGTGGATCGAGGCGCATTGCGTCATCCCGGATGGTGAGTACGGCGGGTTGCCGTTCTTGCTCACGGATGAGCAGTGGACGTTTCTGGCGCATCACTACCGCTTGAAGGTTGACGCCCGCGAGGGACAGTTGGCGCAGGCGTTCACGTACCGCCGCTCACTGCTGGTCCGCCCGCAGAAGTGGGGCAAGGGCCCTCTGGTGGCGGCGATGATTTGCGCGGAGTCGGTCGGGCCGTCGCTCTTCGCCGGCTGGGATGCCGACGGCAAGCCGGTGGCCAAGGTGCGGGCGACCTCGAGGATCCAAGTCACGGCCTCGAGCGAGGATCAGACCGGGAACGTCTACGGGCACTTGCTGCCGATGATCCAGCGTGGCCCGCTCGCGGATGTCATCCCTGACGCTGGGGTGACGCGCACGAATCTGCCGGACGGTGGCTACATCGAGCCGGTGACGTCGAAGGCCCGGTCACGACTCGGTGCGCCGATCACGTTCGCGCCGCAGGATGAGACGGGGACGTGGACGACTGCCAACGGCGGCCAGATTCTCGCGGACACGCAACGTCGAGGTTTGGCGGGTATGGGTGGCCGGTCGGTGGAGACGACCAACGCGTGGGACCCGGCTGAGCAGTCGGTGGCGCAGCGCGGCTTCGAGTCGAAGGCGCTGGACATCTATCGGGACTTTCCCCAGTCGCCCTCGAGCTGGTCCTACGGGGACAAGCGCGACCGGCGCAAGATCCACAAGTTCGCGTATGGCGACTCGTGGTGGATCGACCTCGACGGGATCGAGGCTGAGGCGGCTGAGTTGATGGAGCGGGACCCGGCGCAGGCGGAACGGTTCTTCGGGAATCGGATCGTCGCGGGTCGCGGGTCATGGCTGCCTGAGGGGTTGTGGGATCGTGCCCTGGCTGCCTGAGCCGGAGCCCGGCACGCGGGTGTGTCTCGGTTTCGACGGCTCGGAGACGTCGGACTGGACCTGCATCCGCGCCGAGACTTTCGATGGCTTCTCTTTCACCCCGCGATGGGGCCAAGCGGGCACGCTCTGGAACCCGGACGAGCATGGTGGACGGATTCCTCGGGCCGAGGTTGACGCTGCCGTAGACGAGCTTTTCGACCGCTTCATGGTGGAGCGGATGTATTGCGATCCGCCGCTGTGGCGGACCGAGATCGAGACGTGGGCCGGTCGGCACGGCGATGAGCGCGTGATCGAGTGGCCCACCTACCGTCCGATGCCGATGTTCGATGCGCTGGAACGCTTCGTGACCGACTTGACGACGGCTCGGGTCACTCACGACGGCTGCCCTGACACGGCTCGCCATGTCGCCAATGCTCGAGTGTCTCGCCGCAGGGATGGGCGTTACGTCCTGACCAAGCCGGACGCCGAGCGCAAGATTGACGCCGCCATGACCACTGTCCTTGCCCATGAGGCTGCTGCCGATGCTCGCGCCGCGGGCTGGAGCACGAGCGCCGGCCCGACCATCTTCTTCCTGTGACCTGATCGGAGGGTTCGTGGCACTTTCACCCTCCGAGGTCCGCACGCTCGACCGCTTGCGTCAGCAATGGGAGTCCCAGGGCTCCCTCGACGAGTTGAATGCCCGCTACTACGACGGTCGGCAGCGGGTCGAGCAGTTGGGTATGGCGATCCCGCCGACGATGCGGCGCTTCCTCGTGGTGTCGAACTGGCCTCGGGTTGTCGTGGACACGATCCGCTCGAGGCAGCGGATGCGCTCGATGATGTTGGCGGGCGAGGACGTCGCGGACGAGCGGCTGATGAGGGCTCGACGAGCGTCTAACCTTGACGCTCACCTGTCGATGTTCGAGACCGACGTGCTCGTGTACGGGCGCGGCTTTCTGTCGTGCGGCACCAATGAGTCCTCGCCCGGTTCGCCATTGGTGCGGGCCGAGTCGCCGCGTCAGATGGTGGCCGAGGTCGACATTCGTACCGAGACGATGATTGCGGCGGCGCGCTTCTATGGCGTCGATGAGCAGACCGGACAGCGCCCAACGAATGTCACGCTCTACCTGCCTGACGTGACCGTGTGGGTGGCTCGGGGAAGTGATGGGCGTTGGGTCGAAGTCGACCGGGACGCACACCGTCTGGGCCGGGTGCCGATCGTGATGCACCTGAATCGTCGCGTGTCCGGGGAGTGGATTGGGCGCTCCGAGATGGCTGACATCACCCCGCTCGCTGATGCGGCAGCGCGGTCGCTGACCAATATGCAGTTCGCGCAGGAGGCGCACGGGATCCCGCGCATGTTCATGACGGGCGTGGCCAAGGGTGATTTCGTGGACGCCCAGGGCAAGCCGATCCCGCAGTTCGAGGCTTACTTCAACGCGATCCACACTCTGACCAAGGAGAACGCCAAGGTCGGGCAGTTGTCCGCGTCGGACCTGAAGAACTTCGAGACGGCGCTGCAGACGTACGGTTCGCAGGCCTCGATCGTGACCGGCTTCCCGTCGCGCTACTTCGGGCACTTCACGGCCAATCCGCCGAACGAGGCGTCGATGAAGGCGGACGAGGCGCAGCTCGTGGCCAACGTCGAGGACAAGAACCTTCAACTCGGCGTGACGCTCGGCTGGCTGGGTGGTTTGCAGTGGCGCTTCATGACGGGCGAATGGCTCGAGGACAACGCGGTGACGGTGGACTGGTTCGACCCGTCCACGCCGACGATCGCTCAGCGCGAGGACGCCTTGATGAAGCGGCGATCCGCTGGCGTGCTGTCTCGTGAGGGCTATTGGGACGAACTCGGCTGGTCGGAACCACGGAAGGCCAAGGAGCGCGCCTACCTCGACGAGGAAGCGACCTCTGACCCGATCCTTGGCGCGGCTCGTGCGTTGACGGTGCCTGGCGATGCTGCCAGCGGCAACGTCTGAGCATTACCGGGCGCAGCAGCGTCGAATCGTGACCACGCTGGCGTTGGTTCGCCGCGAGTGGGCCGGGATGGGCACAGACTTCGATGCGTCGTGGGATCAGGTCGGACCGAAGGTGCTTCTGCTTACTGCTTCGTCTCGGTTGGGTGCCGCCCGCGCTGGCGCGTCCTACGTGGCCGGGATGGTCGACGTCGAGCCCGAGGCCCGCGTGGGCGTGCAGCGGTTGGCTGCGACGGCTTCGGACGGACGCTCGCTGGCGTCGCTGCTCGAGGAGTCAGTGATCGTGGCCAAGTCGGGGGTGCGGGACGGGCTGGATCCGTCGCGGGCGCTCGTGCGTGGCGGGTCGTGGCTGGACATGGCGGTGCACACGCAGGTGGCGGATGCGAGCAGGGATGCGCAGAGGCTCGCCGTGTTGGCGCGCCCGAAGGTGCAATTCATCCGGGTGGCGAACACCCCTTGCTGTCAACGGTGTGCGGTTCTCTCAGGTCGCCTCTATCGCTTCTCGCAGGGCTTCCAGCGGCACCCGCGTTGTGACTGCTTCATGCTCCCTACGACCACGGCGAAACCGGACGCTGAGCGACCGATGATCGGCCCGGAAGACGTGAAGGACCTGACCCGCAAACAGCGCGAGGCAATCGACGCGGGCCATGACTTCAACAAGGTCGTCAACGACTACCAGCGCGGGAAGGCATGGCATTTGCCGCCGACTCGCGTGGAGCGGATCACTGCTGACGCTCGCTCCCGAGCCGCCGCCGTGGATCGCCTGAGCCAGGAAGGGCTCCTGGCCGCATAGACCACCCCCGACGTGAGGTTGGGGCTTTCTCCGGAGAGGGAGAAACCAATGTCGGAGACGACGACCGCGCCGACCCCGAACGACGTCGCAGAGGCGACCGTCAAGGGCGACGAAAAGGTGACCGAGACGCCGGACCAGACCATCGAGGCACTGCGTGCCGCGCTGACGAAGGCGAACAAGGAAGCCAAGGACAACCGGCTCAAGGCGAGCGAACTGGACCAGTTGAAGCAGGCCCAGATGAGCGAGCTCGAAAAGGCGCAAACCGCCGCTCAGGCGGCTGCCGCCGAGGCTGCCACAGCGAAGGCGGAGGCGCTTCGGTGGCGCATCGCCGCTAAGCACGGCATCAGCGACGAGGACGCGGAGACGTTCCTCACCGCTGGCGACGAAGAGTCCCTGACTCGGCAGGCAGAGCGCCTGTCCGCGATGGCCCAGTCGACAACCCCGACACCAAAGCCCGACCTGACACAGGGCGGGCAGGGCGGCACGCCGCCTGCTCTCAACTCCGACGCGCTTGAAGAGGCGCTGAGGTCCAAACTCGGCATCTTGTGATGCCGCGACCGTCCTAGGAGGACACAATGGCGATCACCGCCGCAACCAAGA